CTCTCCCTCACAATATAAAACCATGTATCTATATCAACCTCACAAACTAAGTCATGCCCAGCACTAAAGTTCCTCGACAGGACATCAAGAGAAATGACACATTTTATAGGAGAATTATTAAACTTGTATATCAATACAGGTGTTAATTTTAAGATCGCAGCAGATTCTTTTGTTTGTACCCACCAGCTAGGCTTAAACGTTGTGGCTTTTTTATAGGCTTTACATTCAATAGACCAGCCAGGAATAACAATGTCAGGTTGACCCTTTTCTTGATACTGAGATTGTATATTTCTCTTGGCATCATAGTTGAGGTTTTGTTTGATGAGTTTACAAACTTGTAATTCAAAAGTTGCTCCTTTCCTACGACTATCTGCCATCTATCATTCTCTCTTGCATTTGTTTGAGAAAGTCATTGGCAGTTACCTGACCAAGCGTGGCTAACTCAATCTTGTTCATAGTGTCAGGATTAGGAAACCTCTCTGACTTCACTAACCTACAAATAGCTGAACGAGTTAACCCTGATTTGATGGCAAACTTGTTTTGTGTAAGTCTATTCTGTTTTATGTAATCAATTAATTTCATACTGCTATGATATTTAGTTGTTGACAATCTGTCAATTATAATTAAATAATATGTTGACAGTAAAGATTATAAAGCATAATCTAGTAATCAATAGCAAAGGAAATGAGGATAGACATGGATAAAGAATATAAAAAATTATTAAAATCTTTAGAGGACATTACAGGTCAAATGGAAATGGAAAAGCTCACATTTGAACAAGCATTAGAAACATTGAGGAGCATAACCAAGTACTATGAGGATAGGAAAGGACAATAATTATGAATGTATTAAGTTGTTTTGATGGTGCAAGTTGCGGCCAATTAGCCTTACAAAAACTTGGAATAACTTTTAATGGAAAAGAAAACAATTACTTCGCCTCAGAGATAGATAAGTATGCAATACAAGTTACACAAGCAAATTTTCCCAACACATTTCAATTAGGAGATATAAGAGATTTAGATCCTTATGAAGTATCTTGTTGGGATATTGACTTAATGATGGGTGGCAGTCCTTGTCAGGGATTTTCATTTGCTGGTAAACAACTTAATTTTAACGATCCAAGATCTAAATTGTTTTTTGATTTTATAAAACTAAGAGATATTGTTAAGCCTAAATATGTTTTATTAGAAAATGTTAGAATGAAAAAAGAGTCAGAGGATATTATATCTGATTACATGGGTTGCAATCCAATAAGAATAAACTCATCACTATTGTCAGCACAAAGTCGAAACAGATTATATTGGTTTGTTAAGTTAGTTGACGAT